TACAACAAAATGTTGTATTCTTTTTTTGCAAAAGAATACCAAAGAATAAAATAAAAAACGTTGTAAAAACAACGTTTTAGAAAGATTTACAAAACAATGTAAATTATCAATGGAGCCGGTGGGAGTCTTAGAAAGATTGTTAAATCAACTCATAGTGACTTTAGGGTCTGTTTTAAGTCATGTTTTCCCAAAAAATGGCGTAAATCACGGCTCAATCCTGTATTAAAATCTACTTGCATTATACCACAAATTCCTATTTAAATTTCAAAAAATCTTCATCAAAAATATTATTATTAACAAAACACCGTTTTTGACAATAATCAAAAAAAGAAAAAGAAGGCATTATTAACAAAATGGCATTTTTGACAATAATACACCACGATTTCCTCTTCCTATTCTTCAAGAAAACGTTTTTTTGAACAATAGGATTGTGATTTCTATTTCTAATCGTTCAAAATGCGTGTTTTTGCAAAATAGAAAATCGCAAGCCAAACGACCTGCGGAAACATCATCTATTCTAAATAGTCTTTTTCTGTAATTACTTTTAATCTAGTAGAATAATTCTGAAATGTTGAGAATTTAAAACGTTTAGGATCTTCAAGTTTATTTCTATCATTTGCTTCCAAAGCGTGATTATAGTCTATAATAGCTTTTACCAACTTATTAATAATAGCTCTATCATTGTCCATTACTTTATAATAATCTTCGATTTTCCGAAGGCGGAAAGTTGTATTCAACAAATAACTTTCATCTTCTAAAATCAATGTTTTACCAATATCTAATCCTTCAACATATCCTTCTTTTGCCGAATTTCTAAGCTTATACTTCAACTGGTACTTTTTAGGAATGTAACTTCTAAATGGAATCAAGAAAGTTAGCCCCTGTATTTTGACAACAGTTACCGCAAATCCCCTTCCTTTATTCATTACTTCCTTTGTCTTAAAGTCATAATCCATCGCTTGAATAAGGTCGTAATCCTTGCACATTTCTAAATCAATTTGACCTAATTTTAACTTCTTACTTTTCATTCCTATTCCTTAGATAAAAAGCTCACTAAAAAGTGAGCAACATTTCCAATGAGATACTTCTGTTGACGAGCGCGTCTCTCCGCCCCCTCATTGCCTCAAGAAAAGGCTGGGCGAATCGAAAGGAGGTAGATTTTTCCTGTTTTCAATTCTACTTATTTTTGCACATTTTTTGAATTTTGTCAAACAAAAAAACCGCAAGCCTGAGCCTGCGGTGAAAGACCTATTCTTTGTCTTTGTTTTTATTTTGATTATTCCCTGTAAACAAACCAATTAGCCCTAGTGCAGTAGTTCCAGTTAAAACACTACCTGCAACTTGTTTATCTGTCGCTATTAAGTAAATTCCACCGATAATAACAACGAGGGCGATTAAAAAGCCGAATAACTGTCCCAATTTATGAGAAGAGATATTCCCTGATAAGTATTTATCTTCCATCTCTCTACGATGTTGGCTTTCTGCAATACCATTATCAATAATCTTTTGTGCAGCATCAGGATATAGCTCTTGATACCCTTTGAGGATATCTGGATGTGGTAGATCACCTTGATAGATTTCCAACTTCTGCAGAACTACTTGACGCTGTTCATGTGGTAAGCGCTCGACTTCATCAACAATATTATTGACTTCAATCAAATCTTTATTCTCGGTATCCAAATTTCATTACCTCTTTCTGAATGCCCATCGTTGATTTCTTGTAATCACTTTTGACTTTCTTCCAGTCTGGGACTGTATCAGCTTTTACTTTTGAAATGCTCTGGTTAAAGCTAAAAACAGGCAATACAATTGCTGTCATACCAAGTAAAAAAGACTTAAAGTATTGAGGTTGTTTTGTATTTTTTAACATACCAAATTCCTCCTACTCGCTCCATAATATTTTTTTGAATTAACTTGATTATGACATCTTTCTTTAAAAAAGTCAATGTTTCTTGCTCTTTTTAACGAAAAAATCCCCACAAGAACGAGTCCTGTGGGGTAGAAATACATTTTAGAAAAGTTTTCCTTTCATTTTATTTTTTAAATTATTTAGTTGTAATCAAGCCTTCTGGCTCAACTGTGAACTCTGGCTTGTCTGCCAGTGTTCCATCTGGTTTGAGGTAGTACCAGCCTGTCTTGTCGGCTGACTGAATAAAGGCGTTTGATACCATGTTTCCGTTCTTACGGTCGAGGTAGTACCATGTCTGCTTATGCTTAATCCAGCCAGTGACCATCTTACCTTCTTCATCGAAGTAATACCAAGCGTTGTTGATACGAGCCCAGCCAGTAGCCATAGACCCTGAGTCTGTGAACCAGTACCAAGCGTCCTTGTAGTTCAACCAGGTACTACGCTTCATGAAGCCTTTATCATCGAAATAGTACCAAACATCATTGATTTTCTCCCATTTGTTAGTTGGGTATGAGCCGTCTTCACGAACCCACCACCAACCGTACTGGTTCTGTTGCCAGCCGATTTCGACTTCTTCAGGTGGCACGATATAACCAACGATTTCACTTACAGAGCGCTCATTGTAGCGACAAGGGCCACCTACTTCAAGGTAGTCCCAATTGCCATCAATATTCTGCTCAATCGTCTTGATGGTATATCCGTCTGAGTCCTCATAGACAAGACCTGTATGCCCGTAGTTGACACCGTCGCCAGCTACGTATGATTTCACGAAGAACCAACCAGCCTTTGGATAGTCAACATCATACACGACTTTCAGGCCTTGTGAACGTGCTGACTCAAGCAAGTCGTAGGCATTGCCCCAAAGGGTCACACCATACCAATGACGAAGCCCGTAACAAGGTACGTCAGCACATTGGAAGCCATAGGCTCCATCATTATCCACTCCATCGCCAGCGTTAGCCTTGTCGATGAAGAATTGAATCATTTCCTGTTTTTTAGACATACCTATTCCTCACTTGGTTTCTTGTATTCAAGCGCTCGTGTGCTGTCTGTGATTCCGCTAGTCGTCGGGTCATTGACCAGACCGATAGCAGTCAAGAACACGAATACCGCATTGACAAGCAGAATCAGCTTGTTGCCGATATCACCCAAATCCAGATGATATCCAAAGACTGCTGCACCAGCTTGCAAGACAAGCAAGAAGGCTGGGATTGCAGTTAGCCAAAAGAATTTATTTTGTAATCGTAGTTTCCAGTTAATCATATTGTTTTCCTCCTTAATCATATTCCAAGAATGGACGCATCTTGTCCAAAATGACCGGATACATCTTCTTATTTCCTTCTGCAGTAGGATGTAGACCATCTCCAATGAAACGATTTCTGACACTCTCTAAGACAGGGTTTAAACCTGACTCATTATGCAGATCAACACAAGGGATAGCGTACATTTCAGATACTTCTTTTACCGCTCGAACATAGTCTTGTAACAAGTTTCCTTTATTATTTGGTGTTGTCTGAGCATTCACCCAAGTCGTACCACCACCTCTAAAATATCGTTTCAGAGGTGTCATTGTCATCACTTTCGCATTTGGACGATTGACAGCAAGCCATTCAAGAATGTACTTGTATGCTCCATAGAACGAACTCGTTCCGGTATCAGTAACATTTCCTAAAGTTGCATTATTCCCCCAGTCATTCGTTCCTCCAAAGATAACTACAATGTCCGCATCAGCTGGAATTGTATCGAGTCTGTTTACAAACGGCTTCAATCTATCTGTCACATAACTTGAAGTACAGACAGAGGTTCCGCCAATCCCTAAATTCGTGACTATGCTATTAATACCGTTGCTTTTACACCAGCTATCAATGTAGCGGTGCCATTGCCAACCTCCAGCGTTAACACCTTCAGTAATCGAATCACCCAAACAAGCAATTTTTTTGGTCTTTGTCGTTTTACTAAAAGTATTGATGTAGTAATTACCTGCGTTGTTGTCGTAATAACCAAGCAATACATCGTTGGTCGTGTTAACCTCGCCCCCGACAATTCGTTTTTGAGCCTTGTTAAACACGATAAATCCTGCGCTACCGTTAATAGAGACCTCTTGAGCATCACACCAATAATTAGACTTTCCGACTTTCACATTACATTTTGGGAAAGATAACTTTTTTAAAGATTTGTTGTACACGATATTCCCGTTAGGGATATAGATGACTGTATTGCTATAAGTCGCTATTTCTTCAGTATCCAGACCACCACTTCCTGAGTTTGGACGACTCTCTAACGTTAAAATCCTTTGTTTTAATTCGCTATCGTTGTAATTGGTAGGCAGTATTCTCTCACCAATTCCTTGGACAGAAATGCTAGTACCACTAACAGCAGTCACTTTCCAAAAACCTTGGTTCGTACCAGTAGTACCACTCCAGTAATCTTCAATAATATCTCCGACTTTAATACCGTCAGGGTTCATGATAGCGTCTGGTGTTATTGTCCTATTAACACCAACACCGCCTCCGGAAATATCACCTTTGGCAATGCGATATGTTGGTGTATTGTTATCTGGACGACTCTCTAAAACAGTCAATCGTTGCTTGATTATAGAATCGTCATACGGAATAGGTAATTCCGATTTCTTAGCGTACCCTTCAAGAGATTGATGTTCTGTCAGATAATGCTTCTCTTCAAGTTCTTCATGCGTGACAATCTGAGAATAATCTATCTCAGTTGCCTCATGAAGTTCTTCTTTAGTTGCGTAACGTGTCTTGATATCCTTGATATCCTTACCGATTTCCGTTGCTAGATTTTCAAGGTTATGCATATCAATCACGCTTTCGCTTGGTTATAAGTTGCTACTAAATCAAGATTGGCAATTTCATCTACACGTCCGCTAACTTCTGTTACTTTGCCGAGAAGTGCGCCGTTTGCATCTTGATCCATGTTCGTGATTTTTTCCGCAATCTCTTTCAATGTATCAAGATTTTCAGGCACTGACTCGCCCAAAATTTCAGCTTTAACTTCTGATTTAGCTTGAGTGACTGCCTGAGAAATAGCTTGCGTCATTGCCGAAGTCTCTACTTTAGTGCTGACGCTTTGCTTCACTTCCTTGACATCTGCTCCGACCGCTTGTGCGAATGCTGTTAATTTTGTTGTGTCCATGTTATTAAACCTTTCCTAAATTGTAGTAAAAAAGCAAGTCAGGGATTTCCTGACATGCCCCACCTTCGCTTACATGTCGTTCTGCAAGCTGTTTCTTAACTTCTTCAACGATATCTAATTCCTTTAATTTATAGATATCTTCCGTAACCAATTCCTTGTCTGAGTCTTCAATTTCAATATAAGTATCTCTATCGCTTGGGAAGACATACCCTCCGACCGAGATTTCTACTCGGTATTTTCCGCTTGGTAGAATACTATCTAAATTAAAATTGACAGAATGGCTAGTGACGGGAGCAGTTGTCTTCCACCTGCGTTGTCCCTTTGTTAGAGTAATTACCGCGTCTTGACCTTCAAACAAGGTCATGACACGGTAATTCTCGTCTAACAACTCAAACCCAAAGATAGAAGACAAATCCCCTTGCTTAATAAGGTCGCCACCATCAATCCGAGCCAAATTGGTTGTATTAACTCTACGTTTGTTACAACCCATTCTACGCCCCTTTCTAATCATCTATTAAGATGCCTTCTTTGATAACCAATTTCTCAAAATCGCTAAATAAACGATCTATGTAGCCGTTACCTCCTAGAGTTTTGTAGCTTTTATGCATACTTTCTACTAGGGAGAATTCATCTCTAGAGGTATATCCTCTGTTAATAGCCCGTCGCATATCACGGTCAAGGCGCAACTTCATGGTATTTAGATGCGCCTCATCGTGTATTTTTAATTTTTCTTGCACTTCGTCGATTTTGGAATTGCTATCTTTAGCGGTAGTCTGGACATCTTTAATCTGTTTCTTAACATCGGTTAGTTCCGAGACAATTTTATCTGTTTCTTCTTTGGCTTTTTTCGGCAATTTATAGCTAAGCCAAGCGATAATAATCGGTGAAGCCGATGGTAGCACGTTCATGAAGAAATGTTCTATCTGTTGTAAGACGTCCATAGTTACCCCCTGTTATTGGTTAGGTGCAACTGTTGTAGCAGAAGGGTCTGAAACTGTAGGAGTTACGGTAGCTGTTGTAGAAACTGCAGCTGCTGGTGCAACTGTTGTAGGGGCATTTTGTTCTTGAGGTTCGTACTTCCATGCTGCGCCTGTTCCGTCCATTTCAAGACGACCGTTTCGGGCAAAGTCACTTGCAGGTTCACCGTTGTAGGCAAATTCCTTATTCAACTGAACCAAGATTCGCTTGCCTTCGCCATCAACCTCAACATGCGCTGGGTCTTCAATAGCAATTAAATCATTTGCCATATAACGTTTTCCAATTTCTGCAGTTGGAATTAAATCTGCCAAAATTTTGTATGTTGTACCGTAAGGAATAACCTTACCAGTTACCAAAGCTAACACTAAGGCATGGCTGATTTTACCATAGCGGTCGGTTTCAGCTTTGTTATGCTTAACTTCTTGGTCTGTAGCCGTCTGTTTGGCTTCTGTCTCAGCCAATTTTTGCTCATTTTCTTGAAGCTTGGCCTGAGTTTCTTGCAGTTTCGCTTGAGCTTGTACGATTGCACTCGTTGGGTCAAGCTCTGCACGAACTTGCTCTAAAACTGCTTGAATGATTTTTTCATCAGAGTCGCCTTGATGGTCTCCGTCCAATTCACGAGTGTAATACGTGAAAGGTTGTTCCTTGCGGATAGTTACTACTGTTTTGTCAACTCGAAAAAGTTTGTTTTCTACTAAAAATTCCATGTTATTTACTTCTTTCTATAATTTATTTTTTTATCCAAACGCCGGACTTTTATTTCGGTTTTAACCAACTTCCTGTGATAATTAAATCTTTGGTCTCTCCCTGATAGTCAGTATTAAAATGCCCCACGATTTCCTGATCTCGATAATAATGTCCTTCTACATGTCGGACTTTATTATTAAAATGTTTTTCAAGCGAGGTAAAGTTGTATCGCTCTCCAAAGAACTCATGATCATCACTATAATTTTTTCTATCTAAAAAAGCATATTCCCTTGGTAGTTTGAATAAACTTTTTGTATAAGACGCAATAGTTGTTTTTGACTTATTAATTGAATCTTTATCAATGAATGCAATGAACGAAATCCAGTTTCCGATAACATAAATCTTATTCATTTCTTCCGTTGCTAATTTTGAAGGCAGAATACCAGGTATAAATTGAATCGGAATCACTTTCATATCCAGCCTGGGCAACACCTGCCAGCTTCCCCAAACACCATTTACTTTCGTTCGAACAGCAGTAAATGTATTTGCGTTGTCTACTGCCTGCTGCATAACGTTCTGACCATCGATTTTGGTTACAGTCACATAGAGCGGAGAACGTGAACCCTTGGGTGAATTCGTCAGCCCTGCTCCTGTATACATGCCTGACTCCACATAGCTATCCCAGTTTCCTGTAGCGGTCTTAGCACTGCCATTGTCATTTGTCAGCTTGGTTAGTTGAGCATTATTCCATCTATTCTTATCCACGCTCGATACGTGAATAGTCGAATTTTGCGAATGAGAATTAAACTCACTCTTACTCGCTTGTTCAACATTGGACACATTCCCTAAACCTACTTGAGACTTTGTAACACCGTGAGGGTTGTTGCGGTTCCCTGTGTGGTCTGTCAACGCACGACTATCTGCCTTACCATTCCAAGCTGTTCTCTCTTGTTGAGTAATGTGTTTAGTCGTATCTCTTGAATGAGCGTCAAAATCGGTCTTGCTGGCTTGTTCCACGTTCGTCACATTTGCTAGACCGACTTGCTCTTTCGTCACATTATGCGGATTCTTTCGATTAGTAGTGTGAGCGTTGAACTCCTGCTTACTAGCCTGCTCCACGTTTGTCACGTTTCCCAATCCAACCTGAGTCTTGGTAACACCGTGAGGATTGTTATGATTGTTTAAGTGATTTTGAAGATCTTGCTTACTTGCTTGCTCAACATTCGTGACATTCCCTAGCCCCACTTGTTGCTTAGTGACATTGTGTGGGTTGTTTTGGTTTTGAATGTGACCAGTTAGGTCTGCCTGATTCGCTTTATTTGTTGTTTGATTGCCGATAATCGCTTCAAGGCCATCAATATCAGATACTTTGTGGCGATGGATTGCGTCAGCTTTCCCGTTCCATTTAGTGCGTTCCTCAACCGATACATGTCGTGATGTATCTCTGCTATGATTGTCAATGTTATTTTGCAGCTTAGTTTCTGTTGATTTCAGCTCAGAAATAGAGGCATAGACCAAATTATTGGCATTGTATTGAATGGTAATTTGACTATTCTTGCTAATGGTTGTATTGAAATCGTAGTCTCGATACACATAAGCAGATGTTTTAGGAGGAATAACATCCCCTTGCTCTGCCCAAGTATACATGTACATGAATTCTTCATGATTTCCACGTTTTGCAAAAACACCAATTTCGTTCACAATCATTTCACGCTCGATACGTGAATTATCCAATCGTGCCACGATACGAATTGTATCTGCTGTTTCAGTTGATACAGATTGTGCAACTTGCAGAGAATGAACTACTTGAGCTACATCGTTTTTCTTACCAGCGTCTGTCCGATGCCGACCACTTCCCAAAGCAATACGAGTAAATACTAACGGCTCTCTATTTTGAATAGCTAGAGCTGTTTCGCTACTTGCTTTATCGGTCAGTATCGGCTGGATAAAATATCCCATCTAATCGCTCCTTTCTTTTACTTGAATCGAACTGTACGAACATCTAAAAGCGTGTGTCCACTAATATAAATTTTATTTATCATTGGCGCTTCAACTGAGAATTGGATCCCTAAGTGAGCAGGAATCAACTCACGCACATACTTTAAAAAACGGTTCAAGTATCCAGTCGGTAGCTCTCCTAAAAATCGGATATGTACCGCTGAATCCTTGACCGTTACTAAGTTATTGACATTCGTAAAGCTCTTTGTAATTTTTTGTAAGCTCACTGAGTTAATTTTGATTTTGGAAGAAATTAAAGTGATTAGATAACGCCTTCGTTCTTCCAAGTCGGTCGTTTTCGGTTTTACCTGAAGGGCCTTTTCCCATCTTGCAAGCCAGTCTTCTGTCGCTTCCGGCAACAGCATCAACCGTCTGGTATCAAAGATTAAGTCTGTAATCAATTCCAACTCTGGAATCTCAGCTTCAAACAAATCATTGATTGTTGGATCTAAGACCTCTGGTAAAGCCGATAACATACGATATCTAACGTGCGACATTGATAGTTACCTCCGTTAATTTAGGAAGCATAGTATTTGATAATTCGATACTTTGTTCCCTATCATTCAATAAAATACGGTCCACATCTCGAACCCCATTAATCCTGTCAATGATTGTGGCAACTTTATAGTTCCGAACCTCTTTTTCTTCAAATGCTTCTTCACGTAAGTATTTGATAAGTTGAGTTTTAGCTTCGTTCTTGATTGTTTCAATATCTACATCTTCATCAATTTTGATAGTTGCAGTAATACGAACATTGTAGCCACTTACTGACTGAACGGTCACATAAGCACCAATCGGAGCTACACCTAAACCGTGGCCACTTGGTTCAGGATCTAAGTAATTCTTGAACTTGTTTACAAGTTCCGAACTAGCTTCATTACCGTCAGCGTCTGTAATCGATACACGAACTGTATTAGGTCCTTTCCAAAGCGGTTCAATAAGTGCTGAACCAACACCAACGAACTCACTGGCCCACTTCTTGTATTGGGCGATGTTCCCGTTTAAGGTCGGTGTTTTTAGATACTCAATGGTACGCTTACGGAGTTGCTTATCCGTCTCTTCGTCTTCTCCTACGACGATAACAGAGCCGATTTCTGCTCCTTTAAAGTCGCTCAATACATCAATGTTGATGAGTTGACCTCTTACATAGTTGGGAGCATTGCCAACCTGTTCAGCTACTACACTATACTCAAATCCAGAGCGACGTTCTAAGACACGGAAGTTATACTCACTATTAACCACACTAAAGCGGGTTCCGAGTGGAATTTCCTGCTTGAATTGAACCAGTCGGACCGATGCCGTAGCTGGCAAGCGCTCAACTCCGAACTGCCTACATAATCGAGTTAGGAAGATTCCTGTACTCGTGTCTAAAAAGTTGACTTCCTCATACGATTTTAAGACCGTATACTGAATGGCAACTTCTCGAGCTGCAGGCGCTACTAGATTGTACAAGACAGATCCTTGTCTTTTGTCATACTTATCATCAAACAAGGCCAGCATATCCTCTAAAATTTCTGGATATGTTTTTACCTTTATCATCGTTTCACCTCCAAATCCATCTCAAATGTTCCAAAATCACTATCAACCATGAATTGCACATAAAACTCATCTTTCTTTATCCTGGTAGAAAAAGAATGAGCCTCATGAATCCTGTCGTCTTCATACAAGGCCTCTTTTATGCGCCGTGCGATATCCATCTGGGCATAGTCCATATCCCCACCAAATAAAGCATCTAACTCTACACCGTATCGATGATCATAAATCGTATAGATAAACCGTTCAGTAGTCAGCATGCGTCTGATTGATTGCTTCAGAGCATGGATACCGTCTGTTTCTAGTAAGATATTGGTTTCATCTAGTGTTAAGCTAGGCTGTTTCTTAGCTTCGATAACATTTTTAGCGATGTTTAAAAAGTTTGTTTTAGGAGTACTCATTCATCAGAACCCCCTTTCACTTTGCGCTTGTAGTGGAATATCTTCTTGTACAAGACATAATAAAACCCTCCACCATCTTGTCTGATGAGATGAAGGGTTTGCCCAACGTATTCAGGATCCAATGCTTCATCGGTCCATGTGACAGCAAGCATGGAATCATCCAAAATCAATTCATTGGTCAATTGGATTTTTAGTGGAGAAACCGATAAAACAACACCAGTCGTTATCTTTGCGAATTGGCGATTTTCAATGAAATTACTAATCAATTTCTTTAGATTTTCTATTACTTCCATCTATTCGCCTCCTGCCATAAATAATTTAATTTCCATCGTGTGCTTTTTATCGCTAAAAGAATGAGTTGCCTCTTCAATGACATACCATCCCTTCTTCTCAATATCCTTAACATCCACATAGACTGCATGACCTGCTAAAAAGTCAATACTTCCAATATCAGCTTTTAGACTGAAAGTTTCTTTGGGGCGGTTTTTCATCTTCAAGAGCATTTCGCCCCATTGTTTGATTTGCCCCTCAGTTGCTTTCTCATCCACTTTTTTCATGTACTGGAGTTTCCCCCAAGCTCCGATATTGTAGCTGTCCTGATAGATGTAGACCTCTCTCTTTTTGGTTTCTTTGTTCTCTTGGATCAAGCGAACAATATTAGCACTATCCTCAATCGAACCTTCAAACTCAAAGCTAGACATAAAGGATTCATTTCCGATAATGTACTGGATTGGTAAGTTTTTCGGAGTCGTTAGTGTCAACTCTCCGAACTTGTCATACAAAACCAGCAATTCTCCACTTTGCACCAAGGTCTCATCCATGGCCTCTTGGATAATATCCAGAGCCTTCTTATCTTCCTTCAACTGAGGTGATAAGGTCACGGCTGGGGCTTTTAGTTCCCCGACCTTCAAGTCAAAATCTCCTGCGATTGCCGAGACGATTTGATTGACGTTTTTGTCCTTGGCAACAAAGTTGATATTGCGTAACAAGTACTTTATCTGGTCGTGGAAGGTCAAGGTTGTTTTGGTATCTTTTTCGTACTTGATTTTAGTCAAATAACCAAAGAATACCTCTTTATCATCTAGCTTGAAAGCGAGTGGAGAACCGTATTCAAAGGCTACTTTTGTAGAGTTGTACAAGCTAATCTCCACGCTCCAAGCTGACCCTTTTCTAGTTGTCTTGAACTCAACTTTTTCAGACACAGTTGCTAAATCCCATGTATCTCCAGTTTTATTGTTCTGATAGAATAATTGCATCATGGTATCACAAACTCCTGTCCAGGATAAATCCAATGAGGGTCTTTGATTTTGTCTTTGTTGGCTTCGTAAATTTCAGTATATCGGCTGCCATCTCCGTAAAATGTCTGAGCAATTCCCCAAAGAGTATCGCCACTCACAACCGTATGGCTTTTTTGAGCAGGTTTCTCAGTCGTAGGGCTACGTTCCTCCGTAGCTTTCGCCTGCGGTTTCTTTTTAGTAGCCTCAAGCGCTTGCTTGTCTTTGATAGTAACCTTCCGTGGTTTATGAGACCGATATTGTAAAAACTTAATCTTGTATATCAGGTCATTTTCATACCCTGTCTTGGTAGAGACATCGAACTGTTCCACTAGAAATTTCCCGTTAATGGCAGAACCAAAAGCACCCCCAATCATGAGTTGAATAGGAGTGCCTTCCGTCTTAAATTTACGAATAGATGATACAAAGGATTCTGGAGAAACACGGCTATTCCGTTGGTAGTTTCCATCGTATCTTCCACTAGGAATAAAGGATTCAAACTCAATCGATTGAAGCTCTGGATTTCCGACAAGCGGAACGTTACCAGTATCGATGATAGCGACTGTCTCAATTCCTTGTTTGTCCTCCAGTTTGATTTCTTCTGGATTCACTGGCAATTTAATGCCTTCAATAAATATAAACATCTGCTACCTCCTTCCTAGTAAGCCATAAGGCCGTCAGCGCCATTATTCAAAGCGTCTACAATGGTTGCATTCAAATCATCCAATACGTTGGCATACTGGCCAGCGTTGTTAATGGAGTCAATATTGGTAACAATCTCTGGTTTCAAGGTAATGAAATTCTGTTGCCACTTCATGGTCGCAACATCCTTAATCAATTTGATGTATTCATCGTCCAGTTTGATTTCATCTTCAATCTTGCCGACTTTGTCTAATTTACCACCAGTAGGGTTGTGACCACCGCCTCCGCCTTTTCCTCCGTCGCCTTGTCCAGGGGCTGAGCTTGCTGGGCTGAGTTCGTAAGGTGTTTTCCCTTGGTCACCCAAGAAATTGTTTCCTGCACCGTTGGCATCACCAGCTCCTTTGAAGAAACCACCGACTGCCTTATCGATACCTTTACCGATTTCATAGCCTTTATTAAAGGCTCCCATTCGGTCTCCAAGTTCAAGATAACCCAGTTGTGGAGTGTCAAGGTGCGGAGTTTCTAAACCAGCCTTGTGTTGTTTCAGACCATCTGCCAAGTGCAGACCTTCAAAGGTTTTTTTGACTGGTTTCTGCATACTATCAATTGCACCAGCGATATTTCCAGCGAAGTTACTTCTGGTTAGTGAGACTGAACCAACTGCTTTGACGTTCAACCCAAGGCCATTTAAGAACCCTATCATCTTGTTAAATCCACCAAGAACGGAGTTAATCATACCCTCAACTGCACCAATAACACTATTGACCATATTATCTACGAAACCTGCAATAGCGACAGCCATATCACGGCCGCCTTGAGCGATATCATACCAAGCGCTTTGAACTTGGAAAGACATCTCGTTCCATAAGTTAACTGCACCAGTAACAAACCAGTCGATAAAGTCTAAAATGCCTATCAAGATAGTTAAGATAGCCTGATAGAGGAACATCCAGAATGCTATTGCGGTATTCACATACCAAAAAACACCCTGCAACATCATATTAATCACCCAGATAGCTGCATTGACAATACTAAGAAGTATATTCCAAATAGTCATTCCTAGATAGAATATAGCCCCTATGATAATCCCTGTAGCTGATACGGCTGCACCAGTAAGGTTGTTAAACCATGCGACCAAGGCATAGAAGAGGCCGATAAGGATAATGACTGCCATTACAATCAACATGATTGGGTTCATTGCCATAACTGCATTAAAACCAGCCATTGCTGTTTTAGCCGCGTTGGTAGCAATACTAAATAGTTTAGTAGCGATTTCCGCTGCATTCATCGCAATTACATAAGTCCCTATAGCGAATGCCACAGCAATAATAATCGGTTGGATAACAGACCAGTTGTCAATGACAAATTGAGCAATCGGCGCCAACATACTCAAAACAGCCCCAATCATATCCATGGCAAAGATAACCGCTTGAACAACATATTGAAGCACCGTAGCTACAATCTGGGCAAATTGTTGGAATGCGGACGAGTTCACTATCTGATTAATCTTAATCGATATTGGTTCAAGCGCCTTGGTCACAAAGTTCAGGAAGTTCTGCCAAGCCCTGCCCCATGTCATTGGCATGTTGCGAAATTGTTGATCAATCGTATCGCTCGCTTCCAGCATGGCCGTTTTGACAATGTCGGCCGTAATCTTCCCGTCCGCCCCAAGTTTCTTAACCTCGCCACGGCTAACGCCTAGCTTGTTTGCAATAGCTTGGATTAATGCTGGTGAAGTTTCAGCCAGAGAACGCAACTCATCACCCTGCAACTTACCACTGGCCATAGCCTGAGTAAGCTGAAGCATGGCGCTTTTTTGTTCTTCAATACTTGCGCCACCGACTACAAAGGATTTGTTCATAGTTTCCAAAAAGGCAATTGTTTCGCCGTTGTTTTGGAAAACATCGCCAGCTTGCATCCTCATCTTAGCGACACCGTTTGCCATGGTTGTATAGGCCGAGCCTGTACGTTGTGCGGATGTATAGATAGACTTTTGTAGTTCCTCTGTCGTCTGCATACCGTCACGGATCATATCTAAACGAGCGTGCATATTAGCATACTCGTCTGACATACCTATAGCTTGTTTGGTAATTTTACCGACTGCAATACCAGCTAAAGCGGTCTTCAACAAACCTTTCAAAGATACTAACCTACTTAGTTTGTTAGAAGCGTTATTAGAGGCATTCCCTAAATCTCTTAGAGCCAGTTCTTCTTTTTTGAGCCCTGCAGCTGCTAGCGTTGCACTGTTGACAAACCTACCGTTAACATCAATGAGTCGCCCAGCTTTATTGACGAAATATTGGCCAGAATCACCAGCTTTTTTCATAGCGGACTCTTGGGCCTTCATAGTTTTGTCTATGCCAGAACCTGCGTTTTTAACACGCTCCATAGTCGCATAGATTTTATTCAAAGTGCCTGTGACTCTATCGGTCAAAGACATGGTTGTTTGTATATTTGCCAATAGAATCACCTCACTTCTTCATTCTTTTACGTTGTTTCGCCTCTTCGTGCATGACTGCAGCGAAAAAGGCTTTTTCTTCTACATCCATATTCACAAATTCACTAGGGCGAATGTAATAGTTTACGAGGGCGAAGTAGGCAAGTTTTGCCTCCGCGTCCTCTTTTATTAGTTTTTTGCCTCGTCAACCTTGTCTTGGAATGTTTGGTTGATACCGCTGAGTTCGGTCACAGCTTCCAAAATCAAGGCGCTTTCGCCCCAATTGAACATGGTACCGAATAGCTCAGAAGCTCCCATTGCTCCATAAGAATCTTGCAATTCTTTATCGTTAAGGTCAGGAACCACGATAGACGCAATACAGATTTCACGGTTATACTTAACACCGTCAAAGACACGCTCTTGGCGTCCGTTACGACCAGGCTTGTTGACAAAGCAACGGTCATTGATTAAGTCCGCTTCACGAGCGCTCAACACTCGAATTTTAACTGGTTCCTCAAAAGAAGGAAGCAAGACATCCTTAGTCTCTTCCCCTTTTTTATTTTGTTTTAAAAACGCTTGTAATCCACTCACCACTATTCCCTCCTTGTGTTAGTATTTAATTTCTTGGAATTCTGATAGGATATCAAAATCTTGGAATGTGAAGTCTGTTTCTTCGTCAATGACCTCATCTGCTGATCCATCTAGTTTAAAGATAAGTGATTCTTTGAACAGAACACCTTTCAAAACGATAGTATAGCGACCTGCGCGAGATGAACGGTCTTCATTGGTACACTTGATATCGATACGAGGCAAAATACCTTGCTTGACATAGTTTAAAGCCATCGCCTTTAATTCCGGGCGGTGGTAGTACATCTTCAATGAACCTGTACCTTCTGCACCGACAATCTTACCACCCTTCATACGAGAGTTGAGAGGGGTAACATCAGCTTTTGTGTATTCAATTTTTGCTTCTAGAGAGATAAGCTCTGCTAGTTCGTACTGCTTGTCATTGATTGTAAAGAAGACCGTTCCTTCTTTAGCAGACAAAGCATCTAATTGACTCATAATAGCCATTAGCTAGTTTCTCCTTTCTTAATCACAGATAACCGTCATGTACAAGATTTCCATAGCGTCCGTCAAGACAACTGGCAAGTTAACCACAACGGATTCTTTGGTAATACCTTGTGAAATTTCAATATCTTTCGCTTTATACTCCAAAGCCTGCTTTTGAGCAAGCGGGTCAAGAACCATTGTGATGATTCGTTGTTTAAACAACTCACGACCATTCACGTTGTTTGGCACTTTACCGATGAAGTAGTTCTCAAAGATATACTTGACATTGGTGTTGATATTATCCATGGTGCGGACCAGTTTGTTCTTACCAAAGATACGGCTGTGTTCTGCCGTATAGCTAGTAAATGAGTTCACATCTGACAGGATAATAACTTTTTCATTTCGATAAGCAAAGATAAGCTGACCTTTATTGATGAGCTTTTCAGCCTCTGCTTCGTTCTTACGCTCACAGTCGATAGCGCCTGGATAAGACTTGAATGTATTAGATTGCAAGCCAGCCCCTGCATACTTACCAGCTACGAAGTATACACAGTCCTTAGCGCTTAGTTTCGTACCATCACTTAATGTAACTCCGTTACCCACTGATACAACACCTTCATCGTCAGCGTCCGTGTAATCATTCAAGACTGCAATGACTAAACGACCAGCGTCACGCCACTTCTTGATATGAGCCGTAACAAGTGCTTTTGTTGCGCTTTCATCTGTACCCAAAGCCAAGACACGGAAGTCTTGTGTATCGAGTTTATTTAGAAAATCTTCAACCTCTGAATTGGTTGTAGCTCCATCGGTACCACCTTCAAGCAAGATTGTTTTATCTTCCGTTGTTAAAGTACCAGTCACATTCACATAGTCATTCTTAAATGGCAAAGCTGTGATGATCTGTTTATCAACTTCTTTTCCAAAGAAAACAGTAGTCACTTCAAAGCCAGTCTCGACTTGTTTCTTGAAGATAACATGGATATTATTACCAGCTAATCCTTTGTATTTAGCTGTAACGACCATATCGTTTTCAGTTTTCGTTGCCTGCACCCCAGTGCTGTTCACACCGTTGTAGACAAGAACCTTACCAGTTCCTTTCAAGGCTTCACGAATCGGAAGAAGTTCATCAATCGGTTTACCAAATAGTCGACGGAAGTTGCTTGTGCCGTCAACAAGGGTAAAAGCACCAGGCTCTCCCCAAGATCCAGCAATCATGACTGCTGCAATCGTATTGTCTTCCAAAGGAGTAATCACATCATCTCTTGATTCGAAATTGATGTAGGCCTTTGGAACTCGTTTATTCTGTACTGTCCATTGTGCCATTAGTTAGCCACACCCTTTCTCCAGTCTTCTAAAATGCGTCTTACTTCTGCTAGTGAGTATGACTGGTCGTCTTCCAGCAAAATGTTTAACAAAGTGGCATCATCTTCAAAATACTTGAGTAATGCCTCTTTACCAAATTTATCTTCAGTAGTTGTCACCACTGGTTCGGTTACATAACCTACTTCTTCATTCATTTCCATGAGAAGTTTCACCTATCCTTTCTAATATTTGCATTGTCGGTTCTTCTTCAACCCATCGAACGTATCGAGTGATTGTAAATGTGCATATCAAGTCATTCGCATTGTATTCCACCTTCAAATCATTAATAGGGTACTTATCCCCTAAATAACGAAAGGAAGGCGAATTAAACACCGTTTCAATCTCTTCAAACTTTTGATATAAGTCTGTTGTTTTTTCGGTGTAGTAATGCAGCAAGACAATAAAAGCCTGCTTATCGTTTTGGTTGGCCAACCGCTGCCGAGTCACAGGCTTCACATCTACAATAAAACAAGGTGTTTTCAATCCTTGCTGGATTTGTTCATCATACACCTTGCACCCAAACACATCTTTGAGTTGCTTGATGACGAGTGGTCTAATACTATAATCCACCTAGCTCCTCCTTTAGCCTCTCTTCGATTTGTTGCGTGATTTGTGGGATTTTCTGTTTAATCTGTTCTTCTGTCAGTCTCATCATGAAGCGTCCTTCTACCCAAGGATTGACCAAACGCTTACCAATTGCAGGGACATAACGCCCTACTTGTTGGCGGTGTCCACTTTCGACAAAAGAAGCATATTCCATAGGGTTGAATGCGATAACCTCGTACACATTCCCATTTTTGCTTACTTCTATCTTCCATGATTGATTTAGCTTACCTGTTAGGCCCTTTGGTGTTCGTTCCTTAACCTCTTTCAAAAAGGCTAGACCGATATCTTTAGCAGCCTGCATAAACTCAGAATCAATGATTGCCTGAGCTCGTTCAAGTCGTTTCAAGAAGTCTTGAACATCACTATCATCATAGCCACTCATGTCGTCTCACCACAATTTCTTGATGCGTGACATAAACCATCGGGTCTTCACTAGTCAGGTATTTAACACCGTCCACAATAAATTTACTACCAGCTTTGATAGCAAATTTAGGTGAACAGAAAATCTTATGTTCTGTCTTGAGTTGGTGCGCTTCGTTCTGTTCCGTATTCATTAAGTTACGAACAGAGAGACGACAGGGAACTTTCTCGTAGATTTCTTTGAACTCTACAAAGTCAGCTCCGTTGGGTTTCGTACCCTCGACAGTAGCAAACACATCCATCTTTTTATCATAGGTCCATTCAACACTTGGTGTTGCCTGAGATAAGACATCATTGATATTCATCCTACCACCTCAACTTTCTGAACCTCTGTAGCTGACTCGTAAAGTCTAACAAGACACTTTCAGCACGTCTGACAAGGTCTGACTTAGCCAATTCGACACGAGTATCTCCGACAGAAATATTCTTGCCTTGGACAGCTTGGTCAGGATTACAAACAACATAAACCATCTGAATGGCCACAAATCGCAACTCTAAAGGAAAATCCTCACGATTACAGTAGTTAAGAATGTTCTGCATGACTTCATCGACCACTAACTCTTCTAGATAGCATGTATAACGTTGTTCATACAAGTCAATCAAGGCTTGTCTAGCATCTTCATTATGCTTTTGGATTTCTTCCGATGTTCTCTTCTCCATCAGCAGAACCTCTCTTTCTACTTATCGTCTTTAGCGGATTTCTTAGCTAATTTGTCAAGCTCTGCTAGAGCTTGGTCACGTTCAGCAACTACTGCTCTGTACTCTTGAATAGTATAAGTACGTCCGCCTGTAGCAGATTCAACCACAGCGTACTCACCGTCACGAACTTCAACCACATCATAACCATCTTCCAAGAAGGTTACTTTTTCTAGTTCGTCGATATTCAATACACGATTGTCTTTCTTTACTGTTAACATTTTCTATCCTCCTTCTTTAAGGTGCGACGACAAATGCTAGGCCTTCGTGCTTAGTTTTGAATAGCAATACATCATCGTAAGATTGTTCATAGTACAAGTAGTTACCGCTTGAAGAAGCACTTGGTGCGTCAAGTCCTACAAATTCATATTTTTGTGGCGCTGCCATACATGGAATGTGAATCAAGAAGAAATGGATTTGTTTAGCAGTTGGGTCAACCTTAGCTCCATTTGTGAAGTTGTACAAGGTCTTCATACGGTCAGATGGGATAGATGGCTCAATTGTCACATCGTCCAAACGACCAATAGAACGGTCAATCACTGTGCCTTGGCCGTGGATATTGACTGTACGGCCAAATTGCTTGATGTTCTTGATCATGCGTTTAACTGCTGGCGTACAGAAAATAACACGACCTTCTGCTGGTACTCCAGCTTCGTCCATTTGTTCCATCAACTCATCAAATGTTGCGAGGAAGTTTTCCTCAGTCAAGTTCAATGACTTAATCTGTTTGCTTTCTGTATCAAGTGCTTTCTTACGTGAGAACAATTTAGATACCATGAATTTATCCATTTCTGGAACTTTTTCAGTATCGTTGAATGTTTTGGTAATGTTAGCGATTGAAGTAACATAGTTAGTTTCGTCAACATCTGACGGGTCTACTAGTGTTGACCAGTAACGCTCATTGGTCAATGTGTATGTTTCCCATTGGTTTTCATAGTTAGCGTCAATGTTCGTAATGGTGCGACGTGTACGGTCTTTACGTCCTTCTTTAATCAAAAGACGTGGCACTTTTACTTCTTTAGCTCCTGTGAATTTCAAGAGTGTATTGGATGGAGAGTTCCAAAGTTTTTGAGTGAATAACAATCCGTTTTCACTATAACGATTTTGCAAACCTTGTTGGTAAGCCTGTGCATAGTTTAATGTTGCTGGCATATCTGTTCCTCTTTTCTATTTTTTGATTATAGATCTGACGTAAACGCATTAATCATCTGCGTTGTCAGGTCGTTAGCAGCTGTTTCTTCTTGTGTTGTTCCTTGTGGCTTAGCACCAGCGATGTGTGGTTCTACAGCCTTTTCCGGAGCAAATAAAAAGCTTTTAGATTCCTTCAAAGCTGTCAACTGTTCATCTAATCCAGTCACTGCTCCGTTGTCACCTAATCCCAATTTAGACTTGTCTAGTAGACTAGACACGATTCCAGCGTCATGCACCTTACCACTCAACTGCATTTCAATAGCATGATCTAGTTGCATTGTCTTGAGTTGCTGTTCATGTTCCTTCTGTTGTGTCTTGTACTTGCTGTCCAAGTCTGAGTATTTTTGTTGTAGGTCAGCATTGCCCTCGGCGTCTTGTTTGAGCTGTTTCATGTCCTTATCACGCTCTCTCAACTGGTCTTGCAAGCCTTTGGCATTATCTTCTGCAGCAGACACCTTTGCTTGTAGATCCTGTGTTGATTTCCCATGTTCAGACATAACTGCTTCAACTTGTTCTTCAGTCAATCCTAACTGTTCCAAAAATTTACGATTCATTTCTTTTCCTCCTGTACGTTTGTTTAACGTGGCAACGACCACGACATTTTGGTAAAGTAAAAAAGCCTTTTAACGCCATGCTCAGGGCGAAAAGAAAACCGTACGGGATTCCATACGGTTAGAGCATAATTAAATAAATAGTAATCTAAAGGTTTCACGGCCTTTAGGTGTGATTAGAGTCTGTGTGCCAGACCATTGTGTTTTTTCGTTGAGTGTTTCCTTGACCTCAAACAAACCATCGTTTTTATTGGCTGTTGGTTGGAGCTTGCCTTTCTTATCTCGATAGATGTATTTTTTCTCCATCAAGAAGTCAATAAACTTACGTTCTTTGATTTTTAATTGTTTTGCTGTTTCTCGGAAGCTAGTCAGTAAGTTTCTATCTACTAGTTCATCGAAATAGTCTGCTTTTGGCTTCATGATGGTATTTTCAACGGAAAGTACAGCTTTTTCAGCTTCCAAGTGTTTAATGACTGCTTCTTTTTCTTTCAGTTGATTGCCAGCCATAAGGAGTAAGTCTGCTAAGGCTTGTTTGTTGTGTGTGATATTATAGGCTACTTGGTCAGTCATATAAGCGCCATGCTTACGAATAGAGGGCAGCACTTCGCTAGTGACCCAATCAGCAAATTTCTCTGCTTCTGGTTTGCGAGATTGAAAAACAAGTTTATAGAAATTCGCTTCGTTGATGAAGTTGGCTTGTTGAGTTCGTCCTAGACTGTCGATGATGTCACTAGTAGTGACGCCATCTTTATTTAATCTTTCAATCGTTTTACGAGGATTACTTAAATCTAGAATTTGGCAACAATCATTAAGATTAAAATAAATCTGATTATCGATAGTTGTCGTTCTTACTTCTCCGAATTGTTCATTTTTAAAAATTTGTAGTTCCATTTTTAGACCTCTTTCATATAATTGTCAATAATCGTACGATGCTCATCTTTAAGACTATCCAGCCTATACATGATAAGATTCAATACAGCGAATTGTGAGCTATGTTGAGCAATAAATTCATATAAGTCACACTGACTATCCCAATCTGGCTCTTTTGCTAGCCAATTGTGAATCAAATCCATACTCTCACGGATTTCTTCAACATAGTTTAGTAAATCTTCGTAACTGTCTAAAAGTTCAATTTTTGCCATTATAAAAACTCCTTTGCGGTATGACAAAGAAGCTCTTTTCTGATATAATGATTTCAGAAAGAGTTTCTTTCGAGTGATAACGTATAATCTCAACTTTGGCGAGGGAGGATTATGCGTTATTTTGTTTTCTCAGACTTAACAAGTTCAATCCCACGCATGACTACTTCAGTTTTGGTCATGCTTTTTTGTTTAGCAACCTGTTCAAGATTACTGAACTCTTCCTCAGTCAATCTCATTCTAAATTGACGAGATTTAGGATTTTCACTCTTAGGTCTTCCAGTCCGTGGACTCATTTCATCACCTACTTTCTGTTGCCACAACTATATAATATAATAGTGGTCACAAAAAGTCAAGAGGTTTTTTGAAAAAAATTAAAAATAAGAAAAGCACTTAGATTGCTCTAGGTGCTTTTTATTGTTAATAAGCAAAATCAAGTTTTGGTTTTATATCTTGATAAAGTTTTAAGATCTCAGGAGGAGTATCCTCACGGAAAATAAATTGTTTCTTTCCTGAAATAGTTTTATCGCCGACAATCCAGTGGCGGATTTGTTTTGTAAAAATCAAAACTTCTTTGCTAGGCATAGCCATTACTTCCATGATAATACCTCCTTGACTTTATTTAATAAATTTGGGTCTGTAACCTTATCTCCCAATACCCCGACTTCAGCAACTAACTCATTGATGTTGTCGTTGTAAAACGCAATAGCTGCATTATCGCTAATACTATAAAGATAATTATAGTCATGTTTCAATTGTTCCTTGACATATGACACTAATGGGGAATTCAATTCAGACATTGCTTGTTCGACATTATTATACCGCTTTTTGTTGGCTTTGTAAAATGCTTTAGCAGAATCCCAATGTTTTTTATGCGTTAATTCATGAACCATGGTATCTGTAATATTTTGAGCAGCAAAATAATTATCAGATAGAACTTTAGCAAATTCTATTTCTGAATGAAGAGCGTCACTCACAAATAAAATATCCTGCTTGTAATCATACCCAGCAAAACCAGGTAGTCTTGATTTTTTCAAAAAAACAACTGTTGGAGTTGGAAAATCATTTAATTCCTTAAGGCTTGATTGGACATTAAAAACAGTATCTCTGATTTTCTTTGTGTTATCTTGTACCCAAAAATCATACTCGGTTCCGCTAAGTTTTTTGGTATTCACTCGAATATCATCACCGACAACAAAAGAACGCTGTTTTGCCATTAAATCAATTGAACTCATATCCTGATTATACATCTTTTCCCCATCTTTCGCAAACAGTTTTTCTTTAATCGCTTCCCCTTCGCGCTCCCATCCTGCAAAGATTTCGTCCAAAGAACGTTGATCAGTGGCTAGTTTTACTGAGCTGTTGTTTTGCAAGATATTGAAGTAAGGACTAGGTTTATCAGACTTGACTGCAGGTCTGATAGTAGAACGGCAACGAACATGAAATGGCGGTGCGGTTCGACCTGGTTCATATTCCTTAACAGAATGAACCTCGTGATTTTCTAACCTGCAAATCTCACTTGTACGACTGTCTAAGACCGCTACAATTTCGTAGTGGTCACCGCCTAATTCCTTGATAGAATCTAGTGTCGCAAGGTTATTGTAAAAGGTCGTCTCAGTCCTAACAAGCGTATCAGCTCGATGATAGGCGACCCCTGTACGTTCAGAAAGAGCCCTAGCCATTCTATCAATAGACCAGCCACCTGTTAGACCTTTATTGATTGTATCGCTGATAGATTTATAAACAGCTGCATCGTGTCCCCACACATTTGTTGAGAATGTTTTACCACTCCAGTTACTAGCCATCTTATGCTTAACTGCATCTACACCTAATATTGGTTTCTCTATGATTCCAAAATGAGCCAAGTTCTTAGCTTGATGGATTTTACCTTTGATGTAGACGTCACTCAGAGCCTCTGTGACCTTGTCATGTATGCCCTCTGGCTTTCCATATAGTTCAGCCGTCAGACGCTCAATTTCGGCAAGCAAAGCCTCCTTGCGACTAATACGATGGCGATATCCCAAGGCGTCCAACAAAGGTGTCGGTGTGTCAGGATTTAAAGCCATCTCACGGAATCTTTCAAGAGTTACATTCTTAAACTCTCTACGCTCTTTATCTGTCAGATATTGCTTGGCCTCTGCGTGAGTCATTTTATTATCAACTGCATACCTGGCATAAAACTTCTCAATCTCAGAAACCAGCTGGTGTTTATAATCTGCTAAGGATTGACCAATCTGGGCCATATACCTATCAGCAACTATCTGAGCGTTTTGTTCCTGTTGTAAAGCACGCTCAGTCCAATACTCATCTATCTTTTTCTTGTTCTCGGTCGTCATGGTCATCCTCTACCTTTTTGAAATTAGTCTGAGAGTATGGATCTTGTCCTTGTTCCTGTTGTTCTTTCAATCGTTCCTCAACCTCTGGTTGATACCATGGGTGTTGTTCACGAACACTTAGGTCGTCTAAGATACCGATTGAGTTCACACAATCTTGAATGGCTTCAGACTCATTTGAAATGATGTCACGGTTAAAGACATAAGTAAATTTAGACGAGTCAAACGTTACTCCTTTGTTAGCTGCATACTGTTCTACAAACCAAAGGAATTGCTTGATACCTTTTTGGAACTCGTTTTCTAGCTCATTACAATCCAAATCAAGGTCTGTATAGCGCCATTTAAGAGCCTGACCACTTGCATTGCCTAGATTATCATCTTGGGTATCAATGGCTCGTGCAGCCTCATACAAGAACTTACGAGAGCGTTCGATATCTGCTTCAACTCCGCTAGTATCATTGTCTGCTTGTAGGGTATCCACACCTCCATCGCTAGAGACTTTGATAGAGCGGAACTTATTCAGATTATTCATGAACTCGCCCAAGTCTGCGCCCTGATAGTTTTTTAAAACATAAATCAGCTTCGGCATATCTGCTAACATATCAGCATTAGTAGACATTTGAAGTTGAATATTATCAATCAAAGACTTGGTTTGGACTAAAAGACCGTCCTCATACTCGTTGTAACGGAATGGAATCAGAGGCACTTTTTCCCAAGTATAAGGAATCCGTGTACCGTCTGCATTAACATAGTAAAAATTCCCCTTGGTTTCTTTAGATAGCGGATTGAGTTCGAGGTGTGAACCTGTCCAGATATAATCTGTAATTCCTTGTTCATCGTAGTATTCTACAAAGGTTTTAGTCTTCTTCACTCCGCTTTCATAAACTGCTTGTTTGTAGACACGTACAAAGGCCGATAATTCCAAATGACGCTCATCTTTCCAAAAAGGGATAATCTGTTCACTTGGGATTTTAAACAAGCGTAGACGGCCGTTCTCGTCGTAATAAGGCAAGCCATAGGCTATCCCTTTCATCACCGCCTCTTTACCGAGTGACTTGATGGTAGATAAAAGGTCCTCATCAAACACGCTATCTATAAAGGCTTGGGATTTTTCTCCCTCAAGCGAGATTGTCGGTTGTTTAGAAAACAAATAACCGACCTTCTGGTCTACCAACTTCTTAAACAAACCCAATTCGATCCTTGAGTTCGTCCGCCAGTCTACATCTACTTTTTTATTTCGAATAGCGGTGCGATTTCGATAGTAGTCGTAAGCCTCTTTCATCATGCTTACTTTCTCAGATGCCTGATGTTCCTTTATCTCAATCTCTAGTATTTCATTTTGGGTCGTATTCTTAATCAACAACCGCCTGATTAACCATTTAAACCAATTACTCAACATTTCTCCTTCTCCTACCAGAACGATATTCCTGGCTGTCTCATATCGTCTTCAAACGCATATCTTGTAGCGTCGATTGTATGATCATTTACTTCTTCTAGCTTGGGTTTGGGATTCCCATCACGGTCAACTGCATAGTCCGCACTTTCGAACTCTCGTGCAATGTTTGGTGTGCGTTCTGGATCTATCACAATCGCATCCAAATCATCTAACCAACGTTCTCCATACTCACGACTATCAGGACCTTTCTTAGCACCTTGAACAAGCGGAATATTCAGCTGCAGTTTTAACTCATCAATCGACTTAGGTTCTGCGCTATCACAGGTTATCATCTGAGATTGATAGCCTTTCTCACGGATTCTTTCAGCCAATTCACGGTTGCTAATCTTCACGCCATAAATCTCATCGATAGCATAGATAACACGTTTCTTCTTGTCGTAATGCCACCTTACAAAAGCCAGAGGGTCATTAGCATATCCAAAGTCATTCCCTTGCCGAATGTTATCGAACCTTGCTATCTCTTCATCTGTAATCTTGCGGAATACCAGATTTTCAAACGGTGCTACACCCGAACCGATAGCCTCGCCCAAATACTCCCAACGATAACGCTTCTCTGAACGCTCTCTCGTAGCCTCTGCTTCTTCTATAAAGGCTTGGGATATATATGGGTTGTCCAAGTAAGTTGAATGGTGTACGTGAGTATTAGGAGGCTGTATGACGCTTTCATATTTCTTATTCACCCAAGACTGTTTTCTTTTTGGTGGGTTGTAAGAGTAGAAGAACTTATAAAAAAGACCATCAGCCAATTCTCCACGTAGGAGTGAGTTGGTGATTGTCTTTACCTCATCTTCAGTTTTAAACTCAGCTAACTCCTCAATCCAGCCTATCGCAAATGGAAAGCGACTGTCTTTCAAGGACTTGATACGCTCTGGATCTTGCGCACCACGGAAGATAATATAATTCCCTCTTGGGATATAGGTTATCTTCAAAGGGGATTTATTTATCTTAAATAAATGACTGACCCCTTGCTCGCTAATCGCCCATTTCAATTGTTCATAGACCGATTGTTCTAAGGTATTATCCGTCTTACGAATACACACCGCATTGACCGGATAGCGCATAATCATTTGAATGATAGTGTGGCCTAGGTCGCTGGATTTGCCAGAACCACGCCCACCCTTTTCAACCACATGTAAGATTTTAGGGTCAAATGCTGCACGCCACATAGAATAAAAAGCCTTTGGGATAAATTCGCTCATTCTACGCTTCATCGCCAACTCCTATATCATCAACAAATTGAACAGCCGAAGACATCTCGATTTCTTTTCTCTCTAAATAAGCCCCGTTCACTCTGAATATGTGGTCTAGAGACCGCTGTCTTTCTTCAATCGTTGGAGTAAATTCATAAGTCGTTTCCGACACCTTTACACCTTCTTCATTCTTTACAGTTTTTTTAGAATACCCTTGTTGAGTTTCCCCTCTAGCAATACTAGCAGAGATTGCCAAGGCTTCTGTGATTGACATCGAACGTTCGTCAAAAAGTTCTTCAGTACGTTTTTTAATGTATTCAGAAATCTCAACATTTTTCAACAATCTTTGCCCTATGCTATATGCCGTTTTCTCTGAGTAACCCACCTTAATAGCGGATTGTGTTGCGTTTCTACTGATGATGTACTCATCAGCGAAGTGTTTCTGTTTATCGTTCATTTTCCATCACCACCTTTCAAATAATCAAAAAAAGGCACACGATGTGTGACCTTTTCCAGACCTCTCATAAGAACAGCAGGATTTGAACCTGCAACCAATCGGGTGAAAACCTACCGCTCTACCACTTGAGCTATGTCCTTACCACAAGGCGACTACTACCTTGCGTGTTAATTAGAAATCAATTTTCTGATTTATTTTTTGTAGTCTTTAATAACCTCTGAGGGAATCAAACCCTCTAGCTTATAACTTACCTAGGATATAAGTAGCTACGCATCCATGCGAGGTTCGGTCGCTTCTGCAACCATTTTTTAAGTTAATGAGTGATATATGAATGCTAAGCCTACCGCCTACCCCATTCTGGGACACAAACACTCAAACGGCGATGCCCGGAATCGAACCAAGGGAAACATAGGAGAGAAACCACTTGCCTGTCACCGCCAAAACGAGACCGAAGCCTCGAAAAAATATAATAAAGATAAAGGAGACGTCAATGAACGAAATAGAGGGAGGGACTCGAACCCTCAACGCCTTTACGACACCCTGATTTCAGGTAACCATCTACCAAATTCTGAGACCTCTCTTTTCAATTCTTGACACTACCATTCTAACAGATTTTTAGAACCGTGCTGTTCCAAAAAGTCCCATACGATCACTATGAGTTTAGATGACTTCTTCCAAAGCTAAGACCGCCTCATTTTTTAACCTGTAATAGGTTGTACGACTCATCTTCAAATCATAACAAACGCTATCAGCGGTGCCTTTGTTGATGTAAGTCATTCTTAATACCGCCCTGTGCTTGGGATTTTTAAGCCTGTTGATCATTCTACCTAATTCAAGTTTTCTGTTAATAACCTCTTTAGTATCCTGCTCTATAGCCTCTTTCATCACTCCCAACTGAGTATAGATATCATCAACTTTTCTAGTCTGTCCACCTTGGACTTTGACACCTGACCACTTAGGACTTGAGAGCAAACCTGCCTCAAGCTCATTGATTTCATCTATACGGCTTTGGATGTCCATGTCAAGGTCTTGTAGTTCTTTCAATAGCTCTTTAGCCTTGTTCACTCTCTGTCTCCTTTGTGATATAATAATATTATTGAGATTATAGCTGAGGCAGAGAGTGCCTTGGCTTTTTTTCTTTTACAAAAGGCTCACTACAATCCACATTAGAGCCCCAAAAACAAGATACCAGTAAATAACTTTCCCCAGAACCTCCAACCAAGATTTTTCTGTATCACCTTTCGGATTTCCAGTAATCGCAGTAATCAGCAAGTCAATTCCGACAGCCTGCCAGAATGTTATTCTCTGGATTTCAAATGTTGCTGCAATGATGTTGTTCCAACCGTACTGAATGACTACTCCTGCGAGCCATAGACTGATAAATAAGGCTAGTATCATACCTAAGCAACCGCCTAACACTCGTGGTAAGGAATCTTTATTTTCGTTTTTCATCTATTACCTCCAAAATATCTTTATTTTCATAGATATTGCCGATTACGGCACTTTCTTTTAGCGTTTCTGGTTCAAATGGGCTTATTCTGTCTGGATCAGCAGCATTAATACATTCAACATAAAATCCTAGACCATCATGCAATATACCAAGTATATGACCGTTGTTCTTAGATGTTTCAAGGTATTTATAACTTCCGAATTTTACAATCATTTTTATACCTTGAATTTCAAGTATATCTCCCTCAAAGATTTCCTTGCCGTTCTTGTCCTTGAGTCCTGTTGATTGCATGAGTTCGATTTCGTCAGGATTGTAACAATAGATATCTCTATCGTCTGGTAAACCATTCTCAAAATAAACTTGTTGTGTCACTATTTCTTCGTTTTCGTAGTCAATAGCAAGAATGTCATCTGAAAAAAACATACGTTTTTCTGTTTTTATCCACGCTCTATATCTTGGTGTCATGTTAAATCCTCCTAAGCATTAACAACTGGAAAATGAATATCACCAATCACTAAAGAGCCTACGCTGTAATAATAGCCGTTATGCTCTGCTTCACAATTGGCAATAGCTACAGGGTTCTGATTATGGAAGATAGTTACTTTGTTTTTATAACCAGTTCCCCAATGGTCGGGGATTTCTTTCGGTTCTCCAATTTCAACATTAGTAATCACAGCGTCAAGTGATACATCTTGGAACTCCCCACCTGCTGAGGCACAGCAATCACTTTCAGACATTTCAATAGTGACCTTTGTGCCGTCTTCAAGTAGCAAAAAGTCCTTATCCCATTTCACAATACGCTTAAAGAGCAACAATTCTTTAAGCTCTTCCAACGACCCGTACCTTGCATTTTTCGAATCAGGCTCATAATAGTCTGGTAGTTTAATAGTTTCTGTCATAGTAATACCTCATCCCCAACTTTCACTTTTTCATACACGTCCTTCGTAACCACAAACACCCCGTAATCTCTGATAGTAATGGTATACAGCTTGCCATGCCGTCCTTTTTCGACGACTTTACCAAATATCTCCGCGCCTGCGTTATCCGCCTTATAGATAACCATCGGGCGCTTTTCTTCTAAATCTCGAATCCTGTCCATCTGCCAGATGTTTAATCCAGCAGATAGAAGAATCCAGATAGCTATGAATCGTTTCATATCTCCTCCTCAAAATAAAATTTGCCATCAAAAGGTTTAATTTCAATAATTCCATAATCTAAACCAAGTCTTGCTATGAATGGCTTGGTTATTCGTTCATGTAGCGTCATCATCTGTTCTCTAAATTCCTCTAGCAAAAAGGTGGATTTGTAGAAATTACATTGATAGCACGCTGGCATATAATTATCAAAATTATCTTCTCCACCCCGATAGTGAGGATGCAAATGATCTACTCTCAAGGTCTTTAAATCTAATTCCTTACCACAGTATGCACAGTGACCGCCGTACTTATCTAAAACTCTTTGTCTAGTTTTTTTAGATATGCTTTTCCGTTTCACATTACCACCTCATATATAAATATTTCGTATCAATATCTTGTTCTAAAATACAGTCCCTTAACGATCTCAAAACATCTAATGCCCCGTTGACTGTCCCCCATTTGTTTTCGGGTTCATATTGTACATATCTTTCAGGATGTCGTTCTAACTCAGCTATACCACGTTGAATATTTTCAAAAATATCAGCGATATTGTAAATGGTATCTTGGTCGAAATCCCAATCCATAGCCACCCTAAACATTTTTCCAAGATTGTAAGTTGGAGAACTATATTTAGGTTCATCGATACGGATATATTGTCCGTTTTCTATTTTTCCTAAAATTTCCAAATCGTAACTCATCACTCCACCTCCTCAATCTCAATCCCTGGGCAATCGAATACCCAGCCGAAGTTGGCTTCTTCTAGTTGTTTGCGGGTGAATTTAGTTCTAAAAGGATGCCACTCACCGCACCAAAATATTTTGCCATCTTTTTCGCACAAAAATTGAGCGTGGTTCATGTAATTTCTAGCTTTTGGCATAGAAATCCGATAACGCTTCTCTTTCTCGACCTCGTAGCCGAATTGGTGCATGTTGACGAGGGTTTGAATAGGTGTATTATCTACGTCGTTTAACCAAAAAGCGAACTTACTATCAATCTTTCCCAACTCGCTTTTTGAAGATAACCAATCCCACACATTGTACTCAAATTCGTCTTTGTGTTCCTCATACCAATCCGCCACAAACTTCTTAACTTTGACTTTTCGGGGTTCTTCTAGTAGCTTTAAATCTTCTATAAAAATTTGACGAGCTAATTCTGCTCTTTTAGCATTCCACTTTCCCTCATAGCTTTTATACTTCTCAATCAATTCCTGTTTATTCATCTTCCAATTTCTCAACTTTCTTAATTCTTTATTCCTTTTCTTCAACAAATCGCGCTCCAGCGCCCTAATTCGTCTCTTGCTCGAATCGCACGACTTCGAATACTCGATTATCTTCTCTTCGTTTTGCTCGATTGTGCGTAGATAACCTTTTATCAATTCTTGCTTATCAAATCCCATCAACTATCCTCTGCAATATCTCGTGATATTCGTAAATCTCCAGTTCAATCCTGTAATTCTTATTTCCAGACTTACCACCGTGCATGAACTCAGTCGATACTATCACATTGTAATTATCATCAGTCCAAATCTTTGCGTCCGTCAGGCCATCAAACAAAGCCTTGCTTGTAGGCGACCAGTTCGGCGGATCATACTTCCTATTCGTCGGAGGATATATCCGAACCTTAACCTTGCAAGGTTTATCCTCGCTGTAAGGCAACCCAAAGTAATCTCTCAGTACATTGTTGCCCTCGTATTCGGCCAACTGCCGTAAGAACTTAGTGATTTTAGCCTTTTGATGAAAGTGCGGTCTGTCGTTTGCGTTGATCATCTGTTTCCTGTTCAACTCAAATTTCAAAATCAATCGTTCTTTCATCAATACCCCTCAAGCGTCGCTTCGATTAGTTCCATACACACTTCACGAATTGCCACACGGTCATCGTGATTAGGATTTTCAGATTTCACTCTAAGTAATGCTGAATAGACTTCTTCATAGATTGACCGCTTTGGCATACCTTCTGGTTCATATCCCAGTAGATAACCTACGTTTACTCCAAAATAGTCAGCCAGTTGTTGGGCTTTATCTGGTTTGATTTGGCTTTCTTCATTTTCCCATTTTTGGTACCCTCTCCGAGTTACGCCCATAGCTTTAGCGACTACCTCTTGTGTATCGCCTTTTTCTTTCCTCAACTCTCTCAGTTTATTCATCCAAACACCTTATTCAGTTCCATAATCTCCTCATTGTTTCTATACGGATCATACGCTAACCGTCCAAAACCACGCTCGTCAATTGCTTCTGGATCATCATCAATGTACCTTAGAAACAAAACCATATCACACACATAACACCTCAACCGACTTTGTGTAGGAAATACATATCTAGTAGCGCATTCTCCACAAAACGGGCATTGCATATCTGTTTTTATTTTGTTCATACTTTCCACCAAAATCCCACGCCTGCCAATTTGTGAGCGAGGCAAGCGTGAGTGAAATTCTTTGCGTCATTCGTCCAAAAGTCACATAAGTGTCACTGACGCATTTTCTAGTTCGCAGTTTTACAAGAATGCCCGGCTTGTTGGTTTTTGAGTTGTTTCCAAAATGGAAATAGTTGTTTTTGGTTATTTTGATTCTTCGATAGCAAACATGTCCTCGAATTCATCTGTCTGCTCCTTAAATTTCATCGGGCTGTCCCCTCTGAAATAAAATCCATTTTCATCCAATTCCCCTTTAACTCCTGTCGCCCAAGACAAGAAAACTGAACCTTGACAGTCAGGACAATTCATGAATTTAAAGTAAGACGGGACTTTCCACCGCTTCGCACATCCGCAAAATGGGCATTGTAAATCAACATCTACCTTCTCGCTTGGTTTCTGCGAAACCGCTGGACTTCCGCTAAATTTTGCTGAAAACCCGTCTGTGACTTCTTTGATATTGATATGATCGATTTCAGCTATTTTTTCAGCATCATTTTTTAAAACGGCCCCTGCATTCTCAGGCTCTTTCTGACTCAAATCCTCAAGGATTTCATCAGACCCTGTAATCATCTGATAGGCCTTGAATAAGGTTTGATAATCAAGTTCCTGCGTTCTCTCAAAACTCAATTTTACGTCATCTTGTTCAATATAGATTTTCATTCTTTCCTCACTTTTCCTGGATAACATCCCGGACTTCTACAATTTCATTTCAAGTTCTGCCTGTGTTAACGGCTCAATTCGTTGATAACCTTGGACAGTGTAGTTTTTCTTGTATTCAAATCCCAAATCCGCAAGGCTATTCTTGAAATAGTCTTTTTCTTTCGTGTCAGCGAAATACACTTCCAAGGTCATTTTTTGGGTATATCGTTTTAAGCCATTCTCATCCCCTCTGACGGCTTCTTGCTGGTTTTGGGATAATCGCCCACTGTCTAAGATTTCGCCCGTCTCTGGGTCAAATTCTTGCGTTTCCTCGTCGATATGACAGCCAAGGATTGTTCTAAACTCTGGATGTTCATTTTGTTGTTGAGCTAAAACTTCCTCACGTTCTCGTTCAGCTCGCTCTTGAGCCAATCTCAATTCTTCCTTTTGCTTTTCAAAAGCGTAATCTACCTTGATTTGTTCCAACACTTCAACCAAAGTCATGTCTTTCAACATACGAATATATGGCTGGTCTGTCATTCCGTACTCGGCACATTGTCCTGAGATTGCTGAGATGGTTTTCTTGTACTCTTCTTGCTTCTGATACTCAAATGTAATCATGTCATCAAGCGACTTCATCGTAACTTTCTTGAGTGTCACACCGTCAGCCATGAAATCGCCTGCCTTGATGTACTCAAGTGCTTTCTCATCAAATAGACGAGGGTCTAGCATGTATTCTGACGCCTTGTTTGTGATGTACCCCTTAACCGTATCCAGTCTGAGTGCTTTCTGATGGTCTTCAAACTCTTTGACATCTTTCGCAATCTTTTTGATAACACCGTCCAGCGGTTCAACCTGCTCTGTGATGTATTCGTTGAAATCGTCAGCTGTTTTTGACAAAACCTTTTTGATTTTGATACGCTCATCAGATATCTGCTTGAATAGTTTTCTGAGATCAGCTAATACCTGCTTATCGTCCTTGATTGTCGAAGCAGTAACTGTATAATTTTGATACTTCGTTACCACCTCTTTAATATTTTGTTCAAATAATTCACGGTCTAAAATTTCAACCTCTGCCTGAGTGATACTTACTTGTAATTCTTGCATGTTAGTACTCCATTTCTTCTAAGAGTTCGCCTTGTAGCGGTTCGTCTTCAAAATTAGGAATTTCATCTTCTGGATAAGCTGATGATTGGTGTTTCTCCTGCTCTCGCTTCATCTCTTCAATCTGAGCCATTTTCCTCGTTCTCACTTCTTCTTGAGATTCTTGAGGAGTTACATCGATAGGAGCTGCTTGTTCCATTTCCTCACTTGTATAAAGTCCGCCCACATCTTCTGAGAACGAATCACGGACTGCTGCAACAATTGCAACTTTCTCAATCATCTGCCCTGGCGCTTTTTGCCACCAGTTCTTCCCAGTGTTATATGCTGACAACTCAACTTCACGATATACCGGTCTAGTTCTATCTTTACGATAAACCTCACACCAACCACCGATTAGAGTACAATTTTTAGGTAAGATGACACCTTTTTTATTTTTTAACTCTCCACTTGCGTCTTCGTAGATAATTCCACTTTCAAAACCGTCATAATTTTGATTTTGTTCCGCACGCTTCATAAAAGCGTCCTTTGAGACAACAATCTGTGCAGGATTGTTTCCGTACTTGATAAAGTAAACTTCTTTCGTGAATGGGTTTAAATTACGATTTTTCACGATAGCCAGTAAAGTTTGTAATTCTTGTGGGCTTGCTTGGTGTTTTGGGTCAACAAAATTTCGCAATGTTGCTCCGTCTAGTTTTTGCAAATCTGTTAGATATGCACCTTTTGTTTGTGTTAGTTCGTTTGTCATTTCTTTCTACCTTTCGTCTTCTTAAGGTTCCAATTTTCACGCTTCAAGCGTCGATTTTCGTTTTGCAATTTCAAAATAATATTTTGTTGTTCGTTAATGATTTTCCCCAGCTCGAGCCCAAGATGAATATATTCAGCTCGCCAGTTGTCGATTTCTTCGTGTAGCTCCTGAATCATATTTCATCACCCACGTATCGACGTCGACCGCATCCGATATCCACATATTCGCTCGGGTCAAGTTCTTCTCGTTCTTCAGGCGGTTGCATTATATCTCTGTCGTAATCAAACATGCGCATACACCTTCCCTAGTTCAAGCACTCGTTTCACATATCTAGCCTTGGATGTTAGCCCAAGATCCAGCAATTCGTTTTTTTCTTCATGATTGGCCAAAAGCCATACACGGTTTTCAAGTTCAATTCTAGTCATTATCTGATCCTCAGCGTAGCACTTTCATAATCACTTTCTTAGGTTCTGGCAAAGCTAACGGCTCTGGCTTCAAACCTTCAGGTCTTTCATTGTCAAACGTAAATCCTTGAAACTCTCTGCGGATGTTTTGACGGATCTCCTCACGTTCAAGCTCACGACCGATTTCAACCGCTTCGTTAAACGCTTGTATAATCTTCGTGTCACGTTCTTCTAACTTGCGTTGTTTCTCAAGTTCGTGCAGTTCCATTTGTCGTGCTAAAATCCCAGCACCAATAAATCCTAAAATCACTGCGCCAGTTCCTAAAAGCTGATTAATTAATGGTGGTTCAAACATTTTTTCTATCTCCTTTATTTTGCTAACTGACTCTGAAACCGAAGTACATCGTTCAAGTCATATAAATACTTACCGCCTTTAGCATTTTGCTGATAGCGGAATTTCCCTGCGTCTCTGAAATCTTCGATTTTCTTACGACCCCAGCCTGTCCTTTCTTGAACATCTTTGATTGAAGCCCAGTTCGTACCTCTTGATACTCGTAGTTTAGCTTCAGTCATAGCTTTCACATTTAACTGGACAAGTTCTGCAAGCAGTTCATTTTTGAAATCTTCTCCAAACAATTCCAAAGCCATTGGCAATTTCCTCTCTTTCGTGTTATAATTTAGTTAGTAATTTTTGATTAGCGCCTGATTGCCGTCAGGTGCTTTTATTTTTAGATTCTATAGACGCTTCCATTTGTTGCATAGTACGTCAGCTCGTTCATCTTATTTGTGAACCGTTCGTCTGTCGTAATCAGCAACCTCCCTTTAAGCAGAGTTGATAGTCCGTAGTGATTAGCTTCAAACTGTTCAATAATTTTCTGACGTTCTTCAGTAGTCACTTGCTGACAAGGTGCGTCTGGACTCTGTGTCATTGCTAAATTTGAACGCATTAGTCTTCATGTTTCCTTTCGTTATTCTATCTACGAGGCTTTTCTCGTAAAGTTGCTCCAAGTGATTGCCTCCATAGTTAGTAGTTATAATCGTATTCGTCCTGTTTTCAAGTATCTGATACAGGACTTTTTGCATCCAGTTGTTCCCCTGCTTGATTTCATCGCCTACACTTGACTCTTTGCCAAGGTCATCCAAAATCAAGTAGTCCACTTTCTGCAAGAACTGGATAGTCCGTCTTTCTTCCCACTTGGAATCCTTGTATCTAAAAGCGTCTTTCATCCGTGAGAATAGTTCCATGGAGGGAATATAGACCACTGAGCGCTTCAACTGGAACTTCTGGAAACTCTCGTTCAGCGTCTTGGCAATTCCAACTGCTAGATGGCTCTTACCGACTCCAGGCGGACCGCTGATAATCGTATTCCCCTCATATCGCTCCTTCACATAGTCAACCGTCACACGCTTAGCAAAATTGACTGCTTCAGCGTCTTGGTCTGTGTGAATCTCAAAGTTGCCGATAGTGGCATTTTTCAAATCAGGTGGAATGATGCTCTCCTTAGAAAACAAAGAGTAAGATCTTGTATTTCTGATTTGAGCCTCGGCTTGAGCAAGTTGTTCGCCTGCTTGACTGTTGATTTTATCCTGCCCACATTCAGGGCAATAAGTCAGCACGTTCTGAGTGCAAGGGTTGACTGAGCGCCACATATAGACTCCCTCATGCTTAGGGCATTGGGTATTCAAGGTTTCAATCTGTAAAAATCTACCCTGCAATTCATCTCTTGATACTGCTCGCATAGCACCCTCCTAGAATCCCAGTCGTGGGTTGTAACCATCATCTGATAATTTCAAGGCATTCCCTTGATAAGCACTTGACCGCTTCGGTTTCTGTCTATTCTCTACCAACTCAGCAGTCACTAGACCCTTCTGCTTCCAATCTCTCAAGATACTTTCAAGGTATTTGAAGTAAGGCTTACCATTTCCCACACATTCCTTGATTGCTAACTTGATAACCTCTTTACTATGGTCTTGCAAGAAATATTTCAAGTCCTCAATCTCAAACGGTGTCGGTTGTCGTCCGAACTCTGAATAAATCCAATCGTAGACAATTCCCAAATCGTTTTCTGCTGGGGCGTCCTCTATACTATATAAAGAGTTACCACCAGCCCCATCTGGTTCACTCAGTCTTGATAAATTAGTATTGATATTATCAGTCTTGATTGCGTCTAATTCTTGGACTTCTTGACGTCTATTTTTTAGACTTCCATAGTCTAATTCTTGGACTTCTTGACGTCTATTTTTTAGACTTCCGTTGATGTATATACGATTAGGCTTATTAACTCCCTGCTGATCTTCTCTAATCAATAGACAATCACTAAGTTCTTTCTTTGCATTCACAACCGATTGACGACTACAAGATAGTTTGCTCATAAACTCCTCAATAGTGAAATACACAAATACTTCTCCATTTTTATCATGCCATTTGTTTTGAATAGATAGTGTCCGTCTATCAAAAATCAGCATATACATAACCTTTGCTCTAAGACTCAAACACTTGTATTCTTCATCCAGTAACCATTGCGGGAACTGATAGAAAGCGTTGTTCTTTACCTCGCTTATTTTCAACTATACCCCCCTTTCTTCTAAATTTAATAGTTTTTGTTACCATTTTGGTGACTTTCTTGGTAAAAAAATTTCTTGCAATGGCTTATCAAAGTAACTGTGCAAGAAAAACATTTCATCTTGCGTAAAAGCGCTTTGTCCTTTTTCTTTCTGACGATATGCAGTTTCAGAAATTCCAAGCTTTTTAGCCAATTCTTTTTGCGTTATGCCTTTTTCTTTTCGTAATTGATAAAGATATATTTGCACGCACTCACCCCCTTGTGTTAATAGTTGCCCTCCGTGATTTCTGCTATAATGGAGTCAGAAAGGAGGTAATGTTATGGCACATGGCCCTTATATTGATACAATGATTGATAAACTCATTGAGCTAGTTCGTGATGACAATCATACTTTCGAACCAGTAAAAGTCCGTGAAGTTAAGGACATTGTTCGAAAAATGTTAGGAGCTCACGAAAACGAAGTCTTAGCTCGGATGAAACAATCTCAAGATCATAATAAGTAACATAGTCTGATTCTTCACCAGCTAGCGCTTTCGCTCTAGGTCTCAATTCCTCAGGCAAGCTAAGATAGTGCTCTTTCAGTGCTTCAAGCTCACTAATTGCTTTCTCCACTCTTTTTGTCGAAGGAAAGAGTGGTTTTTGTTTATACGGATATCGTATTGGTCTCATTTCATACCCTCGTTTTACTTTCCATCGCCCTGAGTTCTATCTCATGACTTACTTGTCTCAATAGCTTCTCACACGCTATTTTAGCTTCTCTGTACGTTGTCGATTTGCTGATGAAGTAATCAGCAAGTTCGATGATTTTATCTTCCAATATTGCCTCCAAAAATCAGTCCCAAGACCGATGTATCAATTTTTAAAAAAGTATATATTCGAGTCAAACCCACTGATGAAAGGAAAGTGTTTTGAGAAAAAATATCATTCATTTTTTAAAACGCTATTGCGATTTATTTTTTACATTATTTTTTATTTTAGTTTCTGTTTTCGCAGAGTTAATTTTCTTTAATACCATAGGGGATATATCGCAACTCAAAAGCCTGATAGACTCCTCTGGTAAAATATTAATGGTTATCTCTTTAAGTTTTGTAATGGCAGGTGCTATATTCCAAATTTTATCACTTCTAACAAAGACTAGTAAATTTGTGGACGAAAACTGGGATAGTATTTTTAAACTAATATTCATAATACTCCTAGTTTTTCACCTTGGATTCACTTTTAACACTGAACAATTCAGCTTGTTCTTATCAATAGCTTCTTTACCTCTTTTTTCTTCGTTTTTTACAATCATCAAGAATCGTCCCCGAAATTCTAGAGATACAACGCAAAGCAACGATGAGAATAGCATTTCCAAAAATTAATTCAAAGATAAAAAGTATAAGGTAAAACCTTGCATCGTCAGACATCTTCCACCTCCTCATCAATCATCATCTTCTCTTCATTTTCTCTTCTGAGCCTAATGCAATAAATCCCCCACACAAGAATATTAAGTTGAGTAAGAAAAGTTAACCGAACAAGCAAACGCAATAAATCTTCGAGCATCTCCCTACTCCTTCCCTTTTTTATCACTTCGGTACTTCACTATCTGACGAATAGTGAAAGATACAATCACAAATCCTGCTAGGATTATCAATCCAACATTTTCACTCATTGCTTTTCACGGCAAATGATGGTACACTATCAAGTAGAGGTTGGGGCTTCTGCCCCTTTCTCTACTTTTTGTTTTGAAGCTTACGTTTGTGTTCTAAGATTTGTTTGTGCCACAAACGAGCTTCGTTTACTAAGCCTAGTATCAAGATGACGGTTGCAGTGTCCTTGGTTGCTAGGCTTTTTATGATGTGTACCATCATTTGCCTTACCTCCTTTTCTTTAAGCTTGATTATAGTATATCACCATTTTGGTGACTTGTCAACAGTTTTTTAATTAAAAAATAAAAAAAGTTGCGTTTTCGGTGACTTTTTTATATAATCTACTTATAACAACTATAGAAATAGAGGTGAGTAAAATGGATTTAAAAAAGTATATAGGAACGCAAATTAAGACGTTTCGTAAATCAGCTGGATTCACCCAAGATGAACTTGCCAAAAGATTAAACACTACTAAACAAACTATTAGTAGATATGAAAAAGGGGATAGAAAAGCCAACCAGGATATGCTCTTTGAACTTTGCGATATTTTTGGTGTTTCAATAGACGATTTTTTTCCTTCTCAAAATGAATCTAACCAGCCCCCTACCACTTCCCCAATCCAATCCATCTACGACCAACTAGAACCGCCTAGACAAGGCAAAGTCCTGACCTATGCCGAGAGGCAACTGAACGAGCAGAAAAACGAAGAAGAAACGAAGATAAACGAAGTATCAGAGAAAGTTATCGACTTGTACCAAGTTGAGGTAGTATCTGAGACTGCAGCAGCTTGTGGATTTAACTATGGATTCGGTTACGACGATACTGACAGAGAGACTATAGAGGTTGACGAGCAACCACCACGCCACGATATTGCTACCAAGGTAAGCGGAGACTCCATGCAACCTGACTACCAAGACGGAGACATTCTCTATTTAGTAGACAAAGGACTGACTACCTACAACGGAGATTTGGCAGTTATCGCATACGGAGATCGTTCTTACTTCAAGAAGATATATACCGAAAACGGACGCTTACGCCTAGTGTCGCTCAATGACAAGTATGAAGACATCATCCTAGACTTCCCACCAGCCGAAGACACACACATCAAGATTTTTGCAGTTATTGGGGTGTATAGAGGGGAATAAAACTAAATTTAACAAAAATACCTTGACAAAATTTAAACAATACAGTAAAATGGAGATAATTTAAGAAAAAAGTGTCAATAACTCTACGGGGTCTGATGCGGAAGAAGTCTTCTCCATTTGCTTGGAGGAGGCTTTTTTTGAAACCATTTAAAGATTTAGAAGAACAACTTGATGTGCTCAAAGATAGAAATCTTGCTATCACCAATAGAGAGCGTACATTAAAATATTTATTGAGTAACAACTACTACAATATCATTAACGGATACAGTAAATTCTTTCAGATAATAGATAGTGATAATTATATAGAGGGCGTCACCTTCGATGAAGTGGCTTCTCTCTACACTTTTGACAAGGATATTAAGAGAGCTATCCTGCAATCTATACTTGAAGCTGAACATCATATAAAATCTATTACAGCTCATAGATTTGCAGAGGCTTATCAAAATCAACAATATGCTTATCTCGACACTAAAAATTACGACAACGATAAAATCCTTGATGTAGGCTATATCATATCTAGACTCTCTAAAATTGTGAACTATAATAAAAATAAGCGTGGAACTTCAATCAACCACTACTACACTAACCACAAAGATGTCCCGATATGGGTTTTAACTGACTACTTGGAATTTGGTGATACACGAAACATTATCAAAAATTTGCCAACGAGTCTACAAAATAAAATTGCAAAGGATTTAGTTAGTTTTTTAAAAACAAATAATCCCGATTTCACTGGTGTGTTCCCCCCAGAAACTATGATTTCTTTTTTAAAAAATATCAACCAAACAAGAAACGTATGTGCTCACAATAACAGACTGCTAAATTATAATTGTACTGCAAATAGTGTCTACTTTTCCCCTATCCATGATGACTTCAACTTACAAGACGACGATTCCAGAAAATCAGTCTACTCAACAGTTGTCAGCTTACAGTGCTTCATCAGCGGAGAAGAGTTCAATCGTTTGTGGAATACTCTCAGAAAAAAAGTTAGAAAACTTGAAAACAAACTAAAATCCGTTGATATAAACATTATAAATGCTACATTAGGATTTCCAAATAATTGGCACCGCAAGGAACCGAGAAAATAAATAAACCAACTCTTTCCATTTTGGAAATAGTTGGTATGTAAAAAACAGAAATAAAAAATGTGCAATAACTGATCCACATTAAAAGCTGAGAGAGGTTTCATTATGAATGAAGAACGCAAAGTTTTAGGTATTTTGGCTATTATTTTTGGAGCGATTGCTCTATTTGGGTCTTGGATGCCTATTATTAACAATCTATCTTTTGTTATTGCTATCTTAGCGCTTATATTGGGCTTGATAGGTCTAGCTATTAACAGAAAAAGACCAAAAATGTTGGCTATCATTGGTACAGTCTTAGCAGTCGTATCAATGGTTATTGTTATCGCTACGCAATTGATGTATGCCCGTGCTTTGAATAACGCTGCTAAAAACGTTGAAGAAACTGTCAGCTCAGTAAGTTCTTCTATCGAATCATCACAAAAAGAAGAGGATGCTAAATTTAACTGGACAAAAGAACAGTTTGACGCTCTTCAGATGGGTGACATCACGAATTATGGAGCTGGTGGAACTAACTACGATGATATTGTTAGCGTTCATGGAGAACCAAATAGCATAAACACTACTACTGTTAATGATCATGAAAGCAGAACAATTTCATATTCTTCAGCAGGGACAAAACTCCGAAGCATTACTTTGACATTTAGCAAACAAGAAAATGGTGCTTATTTATTGACTGCTAAAGTCGGCATCGGATTGGAATAATTCAAAATAAAAAAATCCCCACACTCGCCATCGCCAAATTTTGAGTGTGAGGATATCGTCTATAAGGAAACAACCATTCAAAAGGTCGTTTTCTTGTACCCATTTTATCAAGAAATGAGGTAAAAATCAATGGAAATAAAGTCTTATAAAAAGAAAAACGGAGAGACGGCTTTTGGTTTTAGAATTTACGTCGGAAAAGAAAACGGAAAAGACAAGTATATTAAACGAAGAGGATTTGCGACTAAAGCTAAAGCAAGAGCAGCACTACTTCAACTTCAGGAAGATATAGAAAGTGGAGAACAAAGCAGGAAAGAAATCACGGTTGAGGAAATCGCAAAAAAATGGCTCAAAGATTATTCTGAGACAGTGCAAGAAAGCACATACATCAAGACATCTAGGAATTTCAAGAATCACATCTATCCAGCTTTCGGCAATAGAAAGATAGCTACGATAACACCACTTCAAATGCAGGAACAAGCTAACGAGTGGTCGAAGAAACTGGTCTATGGCCGTAAGTTAAAGGGGTTGATGAATAATGTTTTTAAGTATGCAATCAGACATGGTTACATTGATACCAATCCAGTAGACAGCGTGATTACATCAACAAGAAAGAAATCAGATAACAAGAGCGATTTCTATAGCAAAGACGAACTTAAAAAATTTTTAAAACTTGTCTCCAAAACAAAGGATCTAGAGAAGATAACTCTATTCCGTCTTCTGGCCTTCACAGGGGCACGAAAAGGGGAGATTTTAGCTCTTGAGTGGAATGACTGGACAGATAATACTCTTGACATAAATAAGGCCATTACAAGAGGTTTTGCAGGCGAAGAGATAGGCAATACCAAAACGGTAAGCAGTAATCGACTAATCAGTCTGGACAAGAAAACAAAAAGTATTTTGAAAAAATGGAAAAAGCAAAATCCAAACACCAAATACATTTTTGAAAATGAATTTAAAAAGCCAATTCCAAGCACTCTTCCTAGAAAGTGGCTTATCAAAATTGTGGAAGGTAGCGACCTACGTCCAATTAAAATCCATGGATTCAGACATACACATGCCAGCCTTTGTTTTGACGCTGGTATGACTTTGAAGCAAGTCCAACATCGGTTAGGACATTCCGACTTGAAGACGACCATGAACGTTTATACTCACATAACTAAGCAAGCAAAGGATGACATCGGAGAACGCTTTGCCAATTATATTAATTTTTAAACACAACAGACCTTCTTCAAAAAGAGGGTCTGTTTTAGGGTCTGTCTTTTTCGCAAAAGAATACCAAGGAATACCAAACTCAAAAATAAAAAACGTTGATTTAACAACGTTTTACAAAGGAATGCAAAAGAATGCAAAGGAATAATGGAGCCGGTGGGAGTCGAACCCACGTCCAAACACCTGCCAACATATTTGTCTACAACCATAGGTTATGTATTATTTTAACAGTCCCTCGACACATAACTCAAGCCTAGAAACTGCGAGTCTATCAATCTCTTATCAAGCCACTAGACAAGACTTGATCGTATCTCGCTAATAATAAGACCTGTCATTGAACACGAGCAATCCAAATCGGGTCACGCCTGC